CACGACACAAACCGTACCGCTAATGAATAGAATCGTCGCAACACCTCTGGTTGCCAACGTCATCGTGTCCTTATCCGTATTCGTTCCAGCAATGTAAGCTGTCGTAATCGAGCAAGTAATCGTGATATTGCCTGTCGTATTGTTAAAGATAGAAACAATGTCACCAGCAGCAAACGTACTGTTAGGGATAGTGATCGATCCGCTAGTACCAACACCAACAAACTCACCGATGTCAGACGTAGCCAAGGTATAAGAGCTGGTCTTATCCGATCCTGACTGCGGAACGTTCCGATAGCCAAGTGTTGAAGCATCCGGTGGCAAGGTATAAGTATTCGTTCCAGCGGTAGCAGGTGCGTTGAGCGTTGCAGTACCTGACGTTGAGCCAGCTAGTTTCAACCGTGTCGAGTTGAACGTCTGATCTGCCGTAAACGTCGTAGCCGTACCTGGCGCCACATAATCAGTACCCGCCGATGCGTTAGCCAATGCACCACCAGAGTTGGCTTTCAGAATCGCTGTGCCTGATGGCGGTGTTAGGTAATCAGTGTCTGCAATAGCATTCGCCAGCGCGCCGCCAGAGTTGGCTTTCAAAATTGCCGTACCAGAAGGCGGCGCCAGATAGTCTGTACCAGCAGTTGCCGCAGTAAAGGCTGAACTGCCGTTACCCTTTAACACACCAGTTAATGTCGTAGCGCCTGTACCACCATTGCCAACGGGCAGCGTGCCTGTAACTTGGGACGCCAAATTAACTGTGCCCATCGACTGCTTCAGGTTGCCGTTGGTGTCGAATGTACCGTCCGTCGTCCAGGTATCGCCAACCGCCAGCGTTACTTTGGCAATCGTGCGTTGTGTCGCATTGTTGTCGTACTTAACAAAAATCGTCACTGCAGCCGTGTCGCCGTTATAGATCGTGATGTCTTTCACGACGCGGCGGTTCGATCCTGTCGGCGCAGGTACGACCGTCACATCGGTCGAGCCGTTCAACGCGCCGTCTGTTGCGCCTTCCGTAATCCCCGACCCCGCGTTGTCAGCGTAAGTCGATACAAACGTCGGGTTCGTTGTGGCCGCCGAGGTGGACATTGCCACCTGAATGCTGATGGCGGTGCCGTCAAGAACTAAAGTTTTCATGTCTACCTCTTAAGATAAAAACCACGCGTATGCACCGCCGTCGCCGGAGCCGCCGCCTGTTGATGCAATCGTAATCGAGCCGGCGCCGTTGGTCACGGAAATTCCGGTGCCTGCGGTTATCGTATTCTTCGTCCACAGGCTGGTTGACTCGTTATAGATCAACACCTGACCGTTCGTCGGGTTCTGCGCCGAGACGTTATGCAACTCATCCATCTCGTAGCCGTTCTGCACGCGCACGTACAGACGGCCATTGCCGGCATTTGCTCGCTCAACCACACCAACATAAACCAGATGGTTTGGTGCATAAGGCTTTACGTTGGTCAGTGTGCCGGCTGTTGCGCCAACATAAAGCGTATCGCCTGGGCTATACGCACTCAAATTTAATCCGTCTTGCACACCTTGGCACAGAATCATGCCGGCTTGACCTGCCGCGATATTTTCCGCGCAAACTCCCAAGGTCTTCGCCGATGTTGCGTCGCCCGAATTACTTGCAAGCTTGACCGACACCCGATCACCTTGAGCCGAAAACATGTAGACCGGCTGACCCTTGTTGATCGTCACCGCCTCATCGTTCGTCGCGTAGGCGTACAGAGTCTGACCGATATCGGCTGCAATGTTGGCATTCAAGCCAACACTTAATGTCTGCTGCGTAGCGTCCCAGTACAGTCGACCGGCGGCGTTACTAACGGTAGGCGTTGTATCAAAATCAATATAGTCCGCCACGCCCATCGATGTAACACCGGAAACAGCGCCTGTGTCCGAAATCGTGACGACACTGTTTTGAATCAGCTTGCCGGTTGTCGCATCGAACCGAGCGACCGCATTGTCAGTTGCTGACGATGGGCCGACCACATCGCCTGACCCAGCAGGCGTACCCCATGATGCGTTAGTGCCATCGGTCGTTAAGAACTTACCTGCATTGCCCGACTGATCCGGCAGACTTGCACCGCCACCACCCCCGCCTGACGCGCCTTGATTGATGATGATCTTTAAGCGATCGGCGATATCTGGTGGCAACACTTCGCCGGCGTTGATCTGACGACCGTTCGACAACTCGATAACTAAGCTGTTGTCAAAGTCTAAAAATACGTTTGTGACCGATACGCCGTCTTGACCATCAACGCCGTTGACGCCGTCTTTGCCATCACGCCCAGGGCGGCCATCTTTACCATCTTTACCCGGCTTACCTGGCTCACCATCTTTACCATCACGGCCATCAATACCGTCTTGACCGTCTTTAATGTTGGCAATGCGCTGTTCTAGCTTCGCGCCGACGCTATCGAACCGGCCACGGATGTCAGACTCGACTTTTTTGAGCGCTTGAACGACCAAATCGACGTTTTTAGCGATCTTCTGCTTCTGAAGGTCTTTACTCTCACGGATAGACTGCTGAATGGAGGCTAACGCGGCGAGTTTTTCCTCGTCGGTCATCTCATTTAGGTTCGGGAGTAGGCTCATTTCAGCTCTCCTGCCAACGATTCAAGAAAATCATCCTCAATCTTGCTCAGATTCTCTCGTTTCGTCTCCATTTGCAGCTCAACGATCTTCGATTTGTTCTTGATGTCGGCTTCTTTCAGCATCAATTCAGCGATCTTGACCCGCTTGTCGAACTCTTTGGACGCCAGATCATCGCTAGTCGGCAAATTCTGTGTGGTCGCCGACATAATCTTCGCTTCCGTCTCGACGGGCTTCAACCGCGCCTCGATCAGCGTCTTCGTGGCCTCTGCACGGTTCTGCTCGGCCTGCGTCTGATTGACCGCGATCTGCGCTTGCGCTGCTTGCATCGCCAACTGCTGCTGCATCTGCGCCATCTGCTGCTGTTCCGGATTCGGCTGCGCCATTTGCGTCAGCGACTCCATCAACTCCATGCGGTTGGAGAGCGAACTGTTGGCCACAATGCCCTTCAGAATCAACGGCAGCACCGGTGTGTCTGGCCCCAACGTCTGCAACAGCGCAATGAACTGCGCCTGCTCGTACTCGCGCGCGATGATGCCCAGTGTCGCCGTCGGGATGAAGTTCATATCCACCGAGGGATACCGCTCGGGGTCGAACTGCATGTACCTAAACGCCGCCTTTTTGATGAACGGCATCAAGAAATCTTCTTGGAAGTTCACCAGCGTGCGCTTGTACTTCTTGATGATCGAAGCAACCGCCATCGACATGCCGGCGTTGCCGCCGTCACGCGAGACTTGGCTGACCATCCCTTGACTGTCCAACGTGCCAGTTGCCTGCAACAGCATCGTCTCAAACCGCTGGGCGGTGGCCAAGTTGTCGTTCGACGTCTGACCAAACTTGAACGGGAACAGAATCTCGTTCGGGTTGCCGTTGGTTAGAATCGCCTTGCCCGGACGCACTTCAAACTTCGCACCACGCGGCAGGCGCGTTGCATCCATCGCCATCATTGGCGCCGACGTCAGCGCCAGTCCATCCAGATGCGAGCGCACTTCTGCGTCAATCGCCTTCTGCATGTTGTACGCCTTCTCAACCGTCCCCCGTCCTGGCAAGCGGTTGGGCACCGTATCGTCCTGGTACGACAGCACCGGACGATCCTTCATCATGTACGGGTTCTCTTCGGCCTTTAACAGTTGCCCGTCGTTAGCGATCACAACGATCGCCTCGACCATGTCCTGATAGTCTTCGGCTGCCGAGTCTTCCGGGAACAGCTCGACCACATCTTCGTCGTTGCCGGTCAGATACTCGCGCGGCACCAGACCGTAGTAGGTCAAGAGCTTGACCTTCTCATCCTGATACGAGCTTATCTCTTGCGTGGGCTCGAGATCAGTATCCTCGTACGTCGGTGTGATGTTGACTTTGCGATAGATGCCGCGCTCGATGTTGCGCACCACCTTGTGGATCGATACGTACTTCTCAATCGCCACACCCATGCAGTCATCGACCGACGTGCCGTTCGGGTCAAACAGAAAGTTCTTAGGGTTTACCGGCACCAACTTCACCGACACCCGCGGCTTCTCGATCACGCCAATGGCCGCCTGCCCCACTTGTCCCGGAATCGGTTGCGTGGCCGGCATGTATTCCTTCTCCATGCTGACCACGATCTCACCAATACCGGTGCCATAGATTTCGGCTAACAACTCGATGTGATCGATAGATTTTCTGATCTTGTCCTTCTTGAAGTCCTCCATCAACTGGCGTTTTAGCATCTCCACGTCCAGTGGGCTGCCGTCGATGTCCTTCAAGTCGTCTTCGATGTCGAAGTACTCGCCCGAGCCAAAAATCGCCTCCATGATTTCGGCGTGGCGCGTCTCCACCGCCTGCTGCGTCATCGGCGTGACCAGGCGGGAGCGTTCAGAATCGCGGGTCTTGTCTTCGACTGCCCATTCACCACGGAAGATACGTTCGTACTCTTCCCAGCTCGGCAGGAAATTGATGTCTCGGTAGGTACGCCACCGATCACAATGATCAGTCACGAAAGAAACTAACTCTTTATCGGCCTCGTCTGGCTGATCAAAGTCGTTTTGGTCCATCTCACACTCCAGCGATCACGTCGATTGGTTCCCAATCATCATCCGCGTCGTCCGCAAAGTAAGAGGTTACGGCCAACTGGTCTATGTAGGACAATGCATCGGGCAGGTCATCATGCACGCCCTGCGCAGGAAACAACAGCAGTTGGTCGAGGAATGTTTCCCAATCGCCGTCTTCGTTTAGCACGATGCGTCCATGCTCGAAGCGGCCTTGGAGTCCCCAGATTATCCGGTCGGCCTTTTTTCGGTTGCCGTGCGTCAGGTCAACTATGTGCGAATATACATTATTCTTACGCATTAAGTCACTCAAATACGGCAAAACCGCGTTCTTTAGCGCCCCCCGCTCGATCCCCACCGACATCGGCCGGTAGTCGCGCATGGCCATCAGAATCTTCGCCGCCGTCTCCCGGATGTCCCACCGCCCGTGCCAGATGTCCTTCACCCACCACGTGCCGTCCTCGGTCACCTTCACGATCGCAATCGCCGACTCATCCAGCCGCTTCTTGGCATTCGCCGCCTGCTTGGCCACTTCTTCGAACCCCGCCAGATCGACCGCCACGTAGTAACTGCCGTACTGCGGCTCGTCGCTGTACCGAATCCAGTCTTCCTTGAACACGTCCGACCCGGCGTTGTCAAAGCTCGCCATGTATTCTTGCTTAAATGCAAACGTCGACAGCGTCTTCTTCGCCGACTCAATCTCAGTTGGGTCAATCAGCGGGTTGTCCTTGGTGGTGAAGTGCCAGCTTTTCCAGTCGCTGTCGTCTTGCGTCTGCCCCAACTTGTACAAGTCGTGAAACCAATTCCTGCCCTTGGGCGTGCCAATGAACAACCCCCGCCCCTTCTTGTCACTCAAGCTGGCTCGGATGACCTGCTCCCACGCCTCGGGCTTAATGTCGGCCACCTCGTCCAGCACGGCGTAGGTCAAGCTAACCCCCCGCAGCGTGTCCGGCCGGTCGGCGCCCCTGACATAGATCGTCGCCCCATTGATCAGCGTGATGTCCTGATTGTTGATGTGACTGCCGGCGATCACGTCGCGCCCCAAGTCCAGCAACACGTTCCAGATAATCTGCCGCGCCTGCCCGTTGGTCGGCGCGACATACAGCACGGCCGAGCCGGGCGGGCAGCGCAGCCCCTCGATCAGCAAGGTGGTTGCCGCCAGTCTCGATTTCCCGCACCGGCGCCCGGCCGCCACCACTTTGAAGCGCGTCGGGTCGGAGAAGACCGTCTGCTGCCACGGGAGGAGCTGAAAGTTAAGGTCAGCCATCAGTCCGGTGCCCCGAACGGGTCTTTGTACATGAACGCCGGCTCGAGCGGAGACGGCTGCATTTGGTAAGCGCGGGCTTTTGCAAAGGTGTCTAACCCTAACTCGTCAGGGTCGACATTGTATTGGCGCATAAAAAACTCTTTCCACGCGGTGGGGTGGGTAGGATTTTTTAGCATCCGTCCTTCTGGTGTGGCGGAGGGCCAGTGCGGGCGATTGTCGTAAGGGCTGATAACTTCGGTAACGCCCGACTTCCAAGCGCCGCGATAGTCGTAGTCTGCATTGTCAAGCATAAGCTGCAAAGCCTTACTATTGCTCAACTTTTCGACCGGCACTCCGGCGTCTTGCGCCAAGTATGGCTTAACGGACGAAAACAATTGAGTCCCTTGCAGCCACTTTTGAAACTGCTTCTCTTCTTTGTCCGAGAGTTGCGTTGGTTTCCAAGGCATGGCGCTAAATTTTTCGTACTGAGCTATCCAATTATCCATTAATGTCTCCTTGGGGCTGGAGCGTCTCCATCTCGAGCGTCAGTGGCTCGGATGCGCTGGGCGCGCCGATCTGAAGCGGCGTGCCGTCCATGCCGGTAATGTTGATGGTGACTGCGCTGCGCTGGCCGTTGGTCTTTTCAAACATACTGACCGGGAGCGTGCGGTCGACGCACATCTTTAGCGCCGCCATCTGGCCTGGGTGGCCGTCCTCTAACGCAATGTCGATGATCTTTTGCACGACCGCCTTGCCGCGCCCCTCGATCATCATCCGGCGCAACTCCTTGATCTTCTGACTCTCAGTCATCGGCAGTTTGCGCGGTGCTTTGTATTCCGTTGCCATCGCTTTTTCTCCAGTTGGAAAGCTGTCCGCGATTCTACCGTCAACTGTAGCTGCGTGGCATATCTGCCAGTTTGCTTTTTTTTGTGGGTTGGAGGCACCCGCAAATTTTATGACAGGAGCAGACCCCCTCCCCCCCATCAAAGTTATCAGAAAAGCAAGCAATCGATAGCCAACGGCTACCAGCAGGCGGCCGCGGGCATTTTACATAATGCTCGTTACGCGCCAATGATGCGCAGGCGATTAATGCAGACTATTGGGGATAGGACCAGGCTATCGATTGCCAGGGGCTGATAGCTTTTTGCTAATGGGTGAAGGTGGGCGGGACCTTTTTGCCGGTACCTACACGGCCGCAAACCTATA